CCATTCGGCTCGGGGGATTCTTTTTTTCAAATTGTCGGGCAACGCGGTAGGCATTCCCTTACGCGGCGTAGTCCCGTCAACCAAGTGGGTTGATTGAAGCGGTATGCACCACATGGGGCGCACGCGAAGGCGCAGATAGTAGGAAATTCAATTACCAACCTGAAGGCTTCATGGATTGGGCAAATGAATTTAATGAAAGCGGCAAACCTTTGCCGATGTTCTTGAATCACAATGACCTTGGCATGCCAATGGGCGAGTGGAATTCATTTGAATTTGATGATACCGGCATGACAGCAAAAGGCCGCTTGTACACAAACACTGTGGGCGGCAATGACCTTTATCAAATCCTAAAAGAATCCCCCAAAATGTTTGGTGGCGTTTCTGTTGGCGCATATGCAGACGAAGCCTGTTGGGTGGATGCAGAAGGCAACCCATGCGAAGATGATTACGAAGAAGGTTATTTCCAAATTACCAAGGGTGGTTTGCGCGAAGTATCCGTTGTGATGTACCCAAACAATCCCAATGCGGAAATTAACAAATTGGAAATGTTCAGCGCACAAGGCGTATTGAACATTCGTACAGTCGAAAAGGCTCTGCGTGAGGCGGGTCTTACTCGGAAGGATGCGACCACCGCATCTTTGGTATTCAAGAACGCTCTGGAACAGCGTGAGGCGGTTCAGAAGCCACTTGAATCTCTACCAATTCAGGGTGAGCCTGATGCGGTGGTAAACGAAGCCGAAGCATTGCTTGCCGCTTTTGAAGCGCGTGAGTTGGTTAAGGCACTTGAAAAACGCATTTAAAAGGAAATTTAAAATGTCTATGGATAAAGTACTGGAAAAAGTTGACGCGATTGCCGTGTCTAACGAATCCAAAATTGAAGCGGTGAAAGCCGAAGTCGCCACAACTGTGGAATCTGCAAAAGCAGAAATTCAAGAGAAATTAACCGCTCTGGAAGCCAAAGTTGCCTCTATTCAAGTCCCCGAAATTATCCGCGCACCCGCAAAGACAGTTCGTGGCGATGTTAACCGCATGGTTAAAGAGCAATTGCGTGATTTCCATAAAACAGGCGGTCGCTTGGAAAAAGAAATCAAACTGTGGGAATCTGTTGAACAGCATAACGCATACTTGCGCGAAGCCTCAACATTGACAGGCTCTGGTGCTGGCATTGGTGGTCGTACCGCTTATGACCCCGTGTTCCACGCTTTGCGTTTGATGAACCCTATGCGCGGCGTGTCACGCACTGTTGCGACTGATGGTTCAACCTACCAATTTAGAGCAAAAACCGGAAATGCAGGACCAGCATGGGGTTATACAATCCAAAACAACGGCGCGGCTACAACTGAAGCAACGAACATTTGGCAATTGAACCTTGCCGATTTGAACGTTCAATTCCCAATCCGTACCGCCGCTTTGGACGATATCGATGGTTTGGAAAGCAACGTCGTTGACGACATGCTCAGCGAATTCAGTGCCGCTGAAGGCCAATCCATGATTATCAATAACGACCAATCCGGTTCTACCACCACATCAACTGGTGGCACATCTGGTTTGCGCGGTTTGAATTCATACCCCGGTGCAAATTCCACCTACACAGGCGGCACAATCAGCACAGCGGCTTTCGGTTCTAGCGGTTCTGCTACATCCGATGGTTTGCACAGCATTGCAACGTATGACCAATTGACCACAAACGGTTTTGGTACTGCAAACAATGTGACATTCGCTGATATCATTAATTTCATCCACCTGTTGCCACAACAATATTGGACTCCATCTGCCAAGTTTGTCGTGTCACCTTTGATGTTGGCTGGCATTCGCGGTTTGGTTGACGACAACGGCACGCCTGTGTTCGAACGTATGTCACCATTGGTGTACGAAGGTATCGTTGGTAAGTTGCTTGGCTTCGACGTTGTTGTTAACAACTACATTGAAAGCCCAATCGCTTCTGGTGGTTCTGCCGGCACAAACAGCCAGTACCCAATGTACTTTGGTGACTGGAGCCGTGGTCATACAATCGTGGACCGCCTAAACATGGTTCTGCGTCGCTACGACCAAACAGCCCCCGGATTTATCACATTCTTCGGGGAAAAACGACTCTGTTCCAGCATTGTTGATCCATTTAGCATTATTCGCTATCGTTCAACAGCCACTGGTGCTTGATGAAGTGGGGAACTTCGGTTCCCCATTTTTCTTTTGTTAAAGGATATTGAAATGAGTGCAACCCAAAAAATTCTAGACGGCATCAAATTGGCGATTGCCGAAAATCGTAAAGTAACAATCGACTTGCGTGAAGCATCGACATTGACTGGCTCGGGCTTGGATATTGGCGGTCGCACTTATTTCGATGACGCTTTTTCAACATTGCGTTATGCCAACCCATTCCGTATGGGCACACGCAACATTAAAACGCCCAATTCTTCTGCTGTTCAGTTTGTTGCCAAAACTGGTAACGCAACTGGCGCAAACCCATGGAATCCAAACGCAACGCCTAACACCGGTTCGCCCGACACGGCAACTGCTTATTGGGTTATGCCTACCCGAATCATTAACGCCCAATTGCCTGTTCGTACAGCCGCATTGGATGACATTAATGGTATCGAAGAAGCCCTGTTGGCTGACCTTGCATTAGAGTTTAGCCAACAAGAAGGTGCTTCTATGGGCACAAACAACGACCAATCTGGTTCAACCACAACCACCACAGGCGCGACATACGGCTTGCGTGGTTTGGATACGTACCTGAGTGGTTCGGCGGCTTATGGAACAAGCGGTACAGCCATTACAAACGGCATTCACACATTGGTGACAACATCATTGGGTGGAACAACACCGACCTATAACAAGATTACAAACATTGCCAATTCATTGCCAGCGCAATATTGGGCATTGCCAACAACGGCATGGCACATGACACCAACAATGATTCAAACATTGCGTCAGTTGAAAGACACCGCTGGTTTGCCATTGTTCCTTGAATTGGGCGAACCCGGTGAAGGTGGTGCAGTTGGTTCAATCTTCGGATGGCCTGTCATCCCCAATTCATATTTGTCTGAAACTTTCCCCATTTATTTGGCAAATTGGGATAGATTCATGACCATTGCAGACGTTGAAGAAATGTCCGTACAAGTATTTGAACAAACAGCACCCGGTTTTGTTACCATTTACGCCGAACGCCGCCTTGCAAGCACCGTTCGTGACCCGTTTGCTGGCGTGCGTGCATCTGCGGCTTAATTTAAGGGGCAGTCATGGCTGTTGAAAATCTAACACTTGCACCGTTTTACGCGAACAATCGTAATCCGTACAACTATGCAAAGATGGAACAAGTTGACCGCGATGTGGTCACGCCATGGCTTACGCTTGATGAAATCACGCAACAATTAAATCTGTTCCAAGACGAAAGCCAAGATTCATATCTGCAATCGTTGGAACTTGCCACACGCATGGCAATTGAAGATTATTTGGGCATTGCAATTTATCCAACCACATGGCGCGTGTATTACACCAATTTTGGTTTGTATAACACTGCCGTTTATTTGGATTTGCCTGAAGTTTCAGGACCAACGCAATCGCGTGCGGGTGTAACCATTGATTGTGTTGAGTTTTACAGTACGTCAAACACTGTGCCTGTGGTAATTGCGTCAACCAATTATTCATACGACCCAACGGGTAACCGCGTTATTTTGAACACGATTCCAAACACGTTAAATCAATTTGTTGAGAATCCAATTATTGTGACGTACACCCAAAGTTCTGGGTTTTTGTCCACGTTCCCTGTTATTAAACAAGCGGCTTTGATGTTGTTAACTCATTTGTATAACAACAGGTCAAACACAACCGATGGCAGATTGCATGAAGTTCCGTTTGGCGTTGCCACCTTGCTTCGTCCTTACAAACCACTGGTGATGTAAATGGCAATTGCTCGCTTTGAGAACATTCGCATAAACCAATTAACCTTTGGCGCAAGTTCCTTTGGTGAGCAATCCACGACCATAACAAAATGGTTTGATACGCGTGCGCGTGTTCATTCCGTTGCCAATCATGTTCGCATTTCAGAAAAATATCGTGTTTATGCTGACGTTGTTGAATTTACGTTGAATTACACGCCTAACACCAGAACAATTGTGGACAGTCAAAACCTATATTCAATTGAATGGAAAAGCGTTAATTGGCGTATTGACAGCGTGCGCGAATCCGATGACCGCATGACAGTTAAATTCTTGTGCGTCCGTAACGACCCCGTGGTGGCAGTATGACAGCACAGACCAACGTTGTTAATTACGGCAAGGCAATCCAATATCAATTGGCTAATATTGTCACGCCTGTGCCCGTTTATGCGGCGTTTAACCGCAATTTTGCGACACAGCCAAAGTTCTTGGTGTGGATGCTTAGAAACGTCCACCAAGACGTTTATACCGGTTCGTATCAATCGGTTAAGGGAATTGACAGACCAGTTTTCCAAATCAGCGTGTTTACACAGCAGATAGAAGATGGTTTCACAATTTCCAATCAGATACTACAATCGCTACACGGTTATAGCGGTATGTTGGGAAACCCTGCTGATGGTGGTTTTTATATTTCCAAAGCGGATTGCCAGTGGCTGTATAACAGTTACGACAATGAAAATAAGTTGGCGCAAATCTTTATTGATTGCACAATAGATATTCCAACATAAGACACGATTGTTCAACTCTTTAAAGGAAACTCAAAATGGCTTTACCAAGTAAAATTTTGCCCGGCTTTAGTGCAACGCTATACGCACAGCCAACAACAACACCAACACCGTTGACCACTTCTGCATTGTCAACCTATGCGTCCGTTTCTGCTTTGGCAGTTTCTGGCAATTTGGTTCCTGTTGAAGCAATCCCCGCATTTGGTCAGGACGATGCTGTTGCATCTTTCGGCGTCGCTGGTTCACGTCAATCGGACAAAATCCCCGTTCAATCTGCACCAACAAGCATGAGCATTACAGCCGCTTGGAATCCTAGCGACGCAGTTTTGTT